TACTTGAAGCGTTCAAGGCTGGTGAAATTCCGGTAGTGGCGAATGTCTGGGTGTTAACCACCGGCTTTGACTATCCGGAACTTGATACGGTCGTTATGGCACGTCCTACAATGTCACTTGCCATGTGGTATCAGATAGTCGGTCGTGCCATCCGTCCGCATCCTTCCAAAGAATGTGGCTGGATTGTGGATTTATGCGGTAATATCAAACGTTTCGGAGAGGTGTCGGACTTACGGTTGTTTGATAGCGGAAATGGGAAATGGGCTGTATTCTCTAACGGAAGGCAATTAACTAACGTGAGATTCTAAGACTATGGACGAAGGATTTTTGAGGCTAAGCCGCAAGTTTTTCTCGAATGAAATGTGGAAAGTAGCCCGTAAGTTTTCGGAATGCGAAGCGTGGCTCGACTTGATTCAGAGCGCACGATTTGAGGCAACCGACAAGGCGTACAGCGAACTTATCGGAGGTCGGGAAATCTCTTATACAAGAGGTCAATATCCAGCATCCGTATCGTTTTTGATGAAGCGTTGGCAATGGTCTGAAAAGAAAGTGCGCTATTTCCTTGCCAAACTTAAAAAAAGAGGTATGATAACGACTTGTAATAAACAAGGTATGACCGTAATTACTTTATGTAACTATGATGAATATAATCCGGTCAAGGGCAGGCAAAGAGACGTAGATAAGGGCATAGACAACAACAAAGAAATCAGCGGATTAAATCATGCTTTGGGCGAACTAAGGGCAGAGTTAAGGGCAACCGCAGAAAAAATGGCTCAAAAAATAGAAGAATTGGGGCAAGCCAAGGGCAATAATAAAAAGAAAGATGAAGAAGATAATAATATTCCCCCCACACCCCCCAAGGGGGGAGGCAAGAAAAATAAGCCTAAAGAGATTAATTCAAAAGCACGTTTGCTATTTGAACAGCATTTTAGGGAAACCTTCGGGGCTGACTACTACTGGACAGCCAAGGATGCCGGGGCTATGTCCCAGCTCTTGAATAAACTCAAATTCCAAAGAGAGCAAAAGAAAATGGACGTTTCCGATGATTCTCTGTTGTATGCCCTTCAATACCTTCTTTCCTCGGTCAAAGAGGGGTGGATATTTGATAATTTCAGCGTAACTAATATCAATTCTAAATTTAATGAAATCGTAGCACAAGCTAAAAATGGAAACAATCGGAAACCTGATACAAAACCAGACGAAAGTTCTGCCGGTATCAAATCAATTGTCTTCGGTAAATAAGGCTAATCAGAAGCAATGGAGCAGGGAGCAGATTGACATGTATTGGCGCAACCAACTCGTAGTTTCCATGAAATCCGTTTCCCCGGCCTTTACAGTTGATGACAGCAACCGCCAACTGCTGAAAGCCCTTTATCAATGGGTTTGGGGGATTCCCGGAATATTAGATGTAAGCAAGGGATTATTATTACACGGCTCTATTGGGGTGGGCAAGTCCACTTTGCTGAAAGGGCTACAGAACTATGCGGCAAAAATCGCCCGCTATTGTATTGGCGGCGCGGATGCTGGATTGACCTTTCAGTTCACCAGTGCTGCCGAGATTGCCTTGCTGTTTGCCGAGAAAGGAATTGTCGGGTTAAACCAATACACAGACAGGTCATGTATGCACAATCTTGCCATTGACGAGGTGGGTCGGGAACCTATGGATGCCAAACACTTTGGTACGGGCATCAATGCCATTCAGACCGTCTTGCAACTGCGCTATGAGCAGAGATATTGTTTCTACACCCACATGACTACCAATCTGGACCCGAACAAGGAGTTTTCCCAACGGTATGGGGATTATATTGCCGACCGGGTGAAAGAGATGTTCAATGTAATTAAAATTGAAGGTGAAAGCCGAAGATAATGGCAAAGAAAAAAGATATACCACCTGCACCCGTCCGTTGCCGCCAATGCTCATACTCCAGAGATTTCATAGAAAACTCTTGTCTATGCAAGGCCAAGGGCCATAGGGTGTGCGCGTGTGACCGGTATGGGAGAATATGCGAATGTTTTAGCAAAAGTAAAAGATGAAAGACATAGAATTATACAGAGATAGCTTTCAGAATTTTCGTAGCTATCAACTTCCTAAAGCGCAATTGATTATAGCGGATGTACCTTACAATTTAGGTAAAAACGCCTATGCAAGTAATCCTGCATGGTACAAAGATGGTGACAACAAGAACGGAGAAAGTGAATTAGCCGGGAAAAAGTTTTTCAATTCGGAAAACGAATTTCGCCCAGCCGAGTTTATGCACTTTTGCAGCGATATGCTGATAAAAGAGCCGAAGAAGCCCGGTAAATCCCCTTGCATGATAATATTCTGCGAATACGAACAACAGTTCATGTTCATAGAACTTGGTCGGAAGTACGGGCTAATGAAATACATTCCGTTGGTATTCCGTAAAGACTTCTCCGCACAAGTATTAAAAGCCAATATGAAAATAGTCGGTAATTGTGAATACGGTCTTCTTTTATACCGTGACAAACTTCCAAAGTTTAATAATGACGGGAGGATGATATTCAATTGTTTTGATTGGGTAAGAGATAATGATACACCCAAAGTACATAGTACCCAAAAGCCAGTTCCATTACTTAGAAGATTGATAGAGATATTTACCGACAAAGGAGATGTTGTAATTGACCCAGTTGCCGGAAGCGGCAGTACATTGCTTGCCGCTGCGCAATGCGGAAGAAAAGCATACGGTTTTGAAATAGACCGTAATTTCTACAATAATGCGAACAAGTATGTTTTATCAAGGATACAAAAAACTTTATTTTAATGGACGTAGGACTTGAAAAGAAAATCGAATTATTGGAGTGGCAGCGTGACAATGCACTGCGCCTGCGCTGCCCGTTGGTGGCAAAGAAGTACCAGCGCATGATTGACGAACTTGCCAAGGAGAGCAGGAACAGAAGTATGAACGACAAGTGTACAAGAAATGAACAAGGAAACGGCAACCCAAATAATTAGCAAGCATGAGAGCCTTGTAGTCCTCTGCACCTACAACATTCTGTTCACGAACGACATCTGTTGCGGACAGATTATCGAATGCATGTTCAAAAGAAACAGCATGAATATAAATTGACGGATAAGAAGAAAAAGATTCCGGGTCATATTCTATTTTCATTTAATCTGAAAACGAAAGAGATAAAGAGAGTTTCTATTACCAACGAAGTTTCAATTGTATTAAACGGGAAACCTATAATGAAAAATAAAGTAGTTATTGAACCGGATTGCTATTATGAACAAGCTTTGAATGAAAAGAATTTTAGAAAAAGATTAAAGAGGATTGGGCTAATATGAAAACAATTAAGATTTCAAATTTACAAGAAGGAGATGTGTTTATGTACAAAGGTGTAATGTATGAGATTGTACATAAGGATAAATGGGAAACCTATTGTAAATATGTCAATGATAAAAGCCATTTAGGATGGTTTTCAAGCAAATATCTTTATTGTAAATTTAGTAATTATACAAAAGTGGAGGTTTAAGCATTATGAGTAAATATAGATATAGAGAAGTGAAGAATTATATCCACAACGAACTAAAGTTGACTAAAGAGGATATAAAGGAAATTATGGTTCCAATTGTGAAAGAGGAGGTTAAACGTATCTTTCAAAACACATATGGAAACGACGTTGATATAGAGAGGTGGGTTCGTTGTATGGTTTCCAACGAGATACAAAGACATGGTGATTACTCTATGATAAACCCGTTGGCGGAATTAATTTAAGTTGATAAATATGAGTAAAAAGTTGTACATATCGCTGATTTTTAGTAACTTAGTGGTGCTCAAAACATTAAGTTCAAACCATCGTATGTACAACCTTTATACAAAATTCGTCAAAATACTTGAGATATGCAAGCAATTCTCTGAAAATCTCGTCAATGAATCGGGTAATGTTCCACGTCGTGGTCCTGTTCCCAAGTTTTCGGATTTGGAAGTGGTGGCGCTATCCTTGACGGCAGAGACCGAGAGCATTGATAGTGAGAAGTGGTTGTTCGACTATAAATTGCAAGAATACAAGGACAACATTCCCAATCTCATATCAAGGAGACAGTTCAATGACCGCAGGAAGAAAACGGCAGGCCTGTGTGAGGAACTGCGCAAGAGGATTGCCATGGAAATGGATGGCGGAGAGGAACAATTCTTTGTTGACTCCAAGCCGATAGAGGTTTGTAGGGTTGCAAGAGGAAAACGTTGCAAGATGGGGCGTACCGGAAATTTCTCGCAAGCTCCCGACTTCGGCTTCTGTGCTTCGCAGAATACGTATTATTTTGGTTATAAGTTACACGCTCTCTGTGGGTTAAGTGGAGTTATCCATTCCTATGATCTGTCAAAGGCAAGTGTGGCTGACCTCCATTATATGAAGGATGTAAAACATACTTATCACGACTGTAGCATCTATGGTGACAAAGGGTATATTGGAGCTGACGTACAGCTTGACTTGTTCGAAACCGCACACATAAGACTGGAGTGTCCGTATCGGCTCAACCAAAAGGACTGGAAACCGACATTCATCCCGTTTGCAAAGGCAAGAAAGAGGATTGAGACAATATTCTCTCAACTTACAGACCAGTTCCTGGTCATCAGGAACTACGCAAAAATAACGAATGGTTTGTTTGCCAGAATCATTGGCAAAATTAGTGCACTTACCATTCTGCAATACGTAAACTTCATTAACGACAAGCCCATTGGCAGAATTAAGTATGCACTAAATTAATTCCGCCAACAGGTCTATGATAAGGAATTTGTGCAGGGAGATAATTAAGGAAGAAATTGCCGATAGGTTGTCAATTGATATAAGTCTTAAAAAGAAAGAGGGGTAAAATATGCAGGACGAAATTTCTTGGAATGAAAATACTTGTTATAATATTTATAATCCGTATGGTGATACTTCTCCTTTAGAACCATGTGATGCACCTAAAATCGGAAAATATCGTCCAAAAGATGATAGATGTACAAACAAGCAGATTGCGAAACGCAGGAAGAGGAATAAGAACCATAAAACACATAGGAGGTAATTATGAAATATACATTTTCTAAAATTCATATTTATAGGTGCTTACCACCATATAGTAAATGGTACAGCATAACAACTGATAGTGGAATAACCAAAGACAACATTGTAATTGTTGGTAAAAAACGGTTATTGAAAGTTGCCTTTGCCTTGATACTTATGGTTTTATTTAATAAAAGAACTACTATAACCAGATGATTATGGAACAAAAGGATATAACTATTGAATGGCTTAGATTGGAATTTTATAAATGCAATCATGCCAAATACAGAAAGTATGCTGATGAATGGCTGAACAACCTTACTGACGCACAGATAGAGGGATTTGAGAATCAGCGTATAGGACAAATTGATAAATCGAAATGCGTATGAGTGGGAAAGATGTACTAAGGCTATTACTTATCAGTTATGGCTTTTGCCGTAATATTGAGATAAATACTTATATGGGTAACGGTGGATGGATTGGTTATGAAGTATCTGCCAACAATGACGATGGTATTGAATACTACGCAGTAGATTGTGAAGGTTTGCTTTTTCATATATACGAAATACAGAAATTTATGAGAGATGAAAATATTGAGCCTCGTATAATGTCGGGTAATTTTAGTAATAAGCATCTGCTTTTAGACGAACATTTGAACGATATTTTAAAAATGAATGAGAATCAACATTATTGTAAAACAAATCCGAATAAGTTATGAAACAGACAGTAGAAGCAGCAGCAAGGGAATATTCCAATGACCAAAGAAATAGGCAACATCATTGTGAACCGTACTGCATTGTTGATTTTAAGTCCGGTGTCGAATGGCTGTCAAAGCAGTCGCCGTGGATAAGCGTGGAAGAACGTTTACCGGAATATTCGTGTTGGGTGCTTGTGGCAGGTAAGGACTATAAATATCGAATTTTGTTTTACTGTGGAGGTAAGTTTTATACGAATAAAAGTTTAATAGCATATGATGGGAGCGTTCTTTTCTGGATGTTTATCCCATCCTTCGACCAAATCCTCGAAGCGAACAAAGATGTGTTACAACGATTAAAATAGAAATTTTATGGAAGGACTAATTCACATTGATAATCTATGTTCACGTTGCGGCTTTTTTACATCTGATACATCAGTAAATGGTGGTTATGGATGCAATCATAAGGATTGTGACGATGGAGAATTTATTTATAGCGGAGATATAATTGACTGGCATAAAGCTTATAGAATTGTGGCAATAAGACTTACTAAAAGAAACATAAAATGCAACCGTAGGCTTGCCAAGAAGTTTTTAAAAAAGGCAAGATTTATTTTGAATAAGAATCGTGAAGCTTTTGGAATTAAATTCCAAGGAAAATGTCTTGCTTCAACATGCCCTTTGGGTTATTTGGCAGATAAAGATGATATTATTAGGTTTGGAGAAGACCCAGAATTAATGGCAGTAGATGATTGGCTTGTTATAGAAAATAACGAATGAAAGAGAAAGGAGATTAATATGAAGAAGATACTTTTATTTGCCAGTTTAATGCTGATACTATCATCTTGTGATAGTAAATCTTATCATGTGAAGAGTGGCACTGCAATAACCATTGATGGCGACACCATTGAGTTCTATGGTGGAACAATCACTTATCCTTTTTTCGGTCAACGTAGTATTAGAGATATGGTTATTAAAGAGAAAGGAGATTGATATGGAAACCCAAACGATTCAAATAAGAGGAGATAATGATGCAATAGCATACATTAATTTTGTAGATAGGGATTTAGCTGTATCTATCGTATATGGAGATAATCAGTACGATTTCACCATTGAACCCATTACCCTAAAAGCATTGGCATACGCCTATAAACTACATTGTGAAGAATGTGACGAAAAATACAATAAGGTATGAAAGCAAGAATAAAAGAAACCGGAGTTTTAATAGATGTAACTCCGAGAATAAATATCAATGCGCTATATAACGGAGATAACCTATATGTGTGCGATAATATGGTTTTCAGAGAATGCGAACTTGACTTTTTGAATGTTGGGAATTTAGTAATTGACTGGGAACAGAGGCGTTATGAACTGGCAAAGGCTGCAATGCAAGGATTTTGTAGCAATCCACATGAACAGATAATGAGTGTTGACTCAAATATAGTGGCAGAATGGAGTATTGGTTTTGCTGATTCACTAATAGAGAAACTGAAAGGAGATTGAATAATGTCAAGAAGAGAAATATTAAAGCTATCAGATATGAAAGACATGCACGGCTCTATTACTTTGGAATATACCGGGATTCTTTACGCAGGTGCAAATCGGGAGAAGATGCTCCAGGAACTGGCAAAAGTTAATCCGCAGGAGTATTGTCTTGCATTGGGTGTGAATGATGATAGTAAAATTTTTAAAGACATTTCGTCGGGTTCCTTGGTGTCGCCGATGAAATTTTTTAAGAAACTGAAAGGAGAATAATTATGAAAGCACATGTAATGAAACTCGAAAACAACTGTGTAATTGTTGACGAGGAATATTTTAATGAGATAAAGAAGCAGTCAGAATTTAACCAAGAAAGGATAAACGAGATTGTCGAGGAAAAGTTTTTGAAATACATCAAAGAAAGCGGTATCAAGCTCTCCTATGAAGTAAACGGAATACCCTATATATTCCATCATAGTTTGTTGAATGAAATAAATTATGAAGAAAGAGGGTATCCGGAATCCGTGTCAGAAAGGGTGAAGCATATTATCGCAGACGATATAACCGAGGCTTTGAATGACAAGCTTAAGGGGTTGAAAGACGAGGCTTTGAATTATGCCTTAAGTGAGTTTGACAAACAGAAGCACGGTTTAGAGGCTACTGTAAAAATATGGAAACATTTCGCATTAATCTTTATCATTACGACTATTGTTTTAACATTTAGATTATTTATACAATTATGACCGAAGAACTTGTGACATTAGAACAGCGAAGCTACTAAAGGCGGCAGGATTTAAAGAAGATGTTAATAGCTTTTATGAATTGGTGTATAAAGGAGGTAGTGGTCCTGAGTATGAGATAGATGAAAGCTACGATGCCCAGAATTATAATACAGACGTTTACTCTATCTCTGCTCCAACTCAATCTATTGCCCAAAGGTGGCTTCGTGAAACCAAGAACCTGCATATCGAAATATACCGAAGTGCTGTAGGGTACGGCTATGCTATAGTGAAAGCCGATAACGGAACGTGGCAGGAAGATGATGATTCCAGGGGGACTAATGATGGCGGTCTGTGGGACACCTACGAAGAAGCACTTGAAGCAGGAATACAAGAAGCGTTAAAACTTATATGAAAATGACTCCTATTGTAAATGATGCTTATAGACTTAGAAAGCTTCTAGAAAAAGCAACGGGAATAAAAGTTTATAAATCAGATTTAATTTCTAATTATTTCAATTGTTATATAAGCATATCGCAAGAGTACAAGAATGAAACTAATCCGCATATTACAGTAGCGCAAGGTAACTGGTCGATAGTTAATGGCGGTGAATATAAAATCTCACTCTATACACCTACAATCGTCATTAAAGGCAAGAAGGTGCTTAATACTTGTTTTGTAAAAGATATATTTTACAAGATAGTGGAAGCATTAAATAATGAATTTGGAGAAGGTAATTGGGATACGTGTAACAATGAAACGACAGTTTGGCTTCCCATGTCTCGAAACTCGTTCTATTTGCAAATTCCAAATTTTGAGAAGTATTAAAACTTATATGATATGGCTAAGAAAATAATGTTTAATGATAAATACAGCTTAACCCAAGCTGTGTTGGAAGGTCGGAAGACTATGACGAGAAGGGTCTGCAAGTATGACAGACCAAATGAAACTTATGATATTGTATTCCCCGTTTTTGAACCAAATGATTACGATAATGACGGGAACATAGTATCTCCATTAAATTATGCTTTTGGTTGGAAAAACGACAAAGGAGACTTTACGGGTTGGAATATTCCTAAATACAAAGTCGGTGAAGTTGTTGCCATTGCGCAAAGTTATGAAAGTTTAGGGATGAATCCCGAAATCGCACTTGATGATAAGGACGGAATAGGATTTTATACTAAAACCAAATTCGCACCCGGCTGGAAAAATAAAATGTTTGTCCGCGCTGACCTTATGCCCCACCATATCCGCATTACCAACATCAAAATCGAAAGATTGCAAGACATCTCCGATAAAGATTGCTTGAAAGAAGGAATTTATAAAGGACAATGCGGAATTGCAGATACACATTTTATGGATGCTTATTATTATAAAGGGGACATTCAGCCTTATTGCACCCCTCGTGAAGCCTTTGCCGCCCTCATAGATAAAGTCTCCGGCAAAGGGACGTGGGAGTCCAACCCTTATGTCTTCGTTTACGAATTTGAATTGATTGATTAAAATTATTATGGAAACTGTAGAACTGATAATTAAAATCTCCATCTCTTTATTCAATGCCATTGCATTAGGATTTGTCCTAATCATGGTAAGCAGATGGCATAGACGTATGGAGGACAAGCTGAATGAGATAAGGGAATACACCCGTATGGTTTCAGAGTGTAATAGGTTCATTTATATAAATGAACTTGAATGGCTGAAAAGCGCAATGATTAATGAGGAACGGTACGAGGAAGTCGCTAAAATCAATAAATGTATTGAGGATGAGTATAACAAATTAAAGAATAACAATAATGGGAAAAGACATTAATAATGAACGTGAAATAAAATTCAGAGCAAAGGCCATCAATGACGATTTTTTCAAAGGAGAATGGGTGTATGGTTATTATACGAAAGAATTATGGAGCGGCAATCTTTTGGGCGTGATAACAGACGGAGCCAATGATATCCCCATACAGGTAGAGACGTTGGGGCAGTTCACCGGCTTTTGTGATAAGAACGTGAAAGAAATCTATGAATACGACATTGTAAGAGTATATGCAAAAGATGGAGCTTTCAACATAGTAGTGAAATGGAGCAATGAATCAATGGCATTTATGGCTTGCTATGTAGATGGGAATCAATCCCCATTCTCCTGGTTTAGCAACATGCTTATATTTGGATTAGAGGTGGTTGGTAATGTGTTTGATAACCCTGATTTAATTATAAGGAATGACAATGGAGATAATACTATTAGGGGAAAGGCTTGAAGACTACCCGGAAACAGATTATTACGAACGAAGGCTTATCTACACGACATACAGTTCTGGCTTCAGAGAGCATAACATTGCGGCATTCAAGAGCAGGCTGAAAAAAGACTTTGACTACGAAATAGTCAATCATTTCGTCAAGGACGGCAACGAATTTTGGACTACAGATGAAATTATAGCCGCTGTCCGTGTTTCCTTGTCCCTCAATCTGCTTACGGATGAAGAATGGAAAATGGCAATCCCGATTATAGAGCGTGGTCTTGAAGCCAATAAAGCCTATGTCCGTATGCTTGACGAGATGTCGGCTATATTGGAGAAGTATTGCGAGGAATGGGAGGATTTGGGTATGCGCCATACCTTCATGCAACGTGTTCCTCTTGAATGCTGGCAGGGACGTTTTAGCAGGCATAGCCAGAATCCGGAACAAAAGCCGAATTATTCATGAGTATCAAGCAATTAAAATAAGGTAAGTAATGAAACATCTATTCTTTTTATTTGTAGGATTTTTGGCTTTATATGAAATTATGAAAGCCTTAAACTGTAAGAAAGTATATTCCCGCACATGCGAATATAGACATCTTCCCAAGGAAAAGGTAAAGGCATATTTAAAAGAGCACCCTATGCTTCTTCTAATGAGTATTTTGGATATTTTCGAATGGATAACATTAATGGCTGGACTAATGACAAGCCAGTGGGTTTTATTCCTGGCGGTAATGGCTTTGTCTTTGTCGAGATTTCAACGCCTCGGCAGTTGGGCTGTGTGTATAGATAGTATCATCACTGTGGCTATTTATTTGTTTGCCATTATTAATACTTATCATTTACATATAGAATTATGAGTAAACTATACAAAGTAACCATCTTCGGCAAACCGTTCATTCTCGGATGGTTCAGCCACGCGGACAAATGGTATCACAAGATTGGAATAATATATTGAAATCATGAGAAAAGTAGACAGACTGAAAAAGCTCCATGCACCTATTGATGACAAATACAAGAAGATTGACACAACGGTAAACGGGGACGCTGAACTTCTTGCCGAAAAACATAAGGAGATTGAGAAAAAGCTATACCCGCTCAGGATAGACAGCAGGACTATAATCTATGTAACCAAAGACAAGCTTACACCTGAATACGCAGAGAAGAAGCGCAAGACGTTGGGCCTTGCCCCTGCTGTCGAAGTGAAAGGACATGCATCAAGACTTGTGGACATGGATAAGCTGAGGAGGATGGTAAACGACGGGATGAAGTCCAAGGACATTGCCTATGAGATGGGCGTGGCGGCTTCCACCATAAGCACTTACATAAGGAAGTACGGGTTGAGAGACAAAGGGTAGATTAGTTCAAGGACCTATCAAGTAAAAAAATAAGGAGCAGCGGACTCACGACTTTCCACCACTCCTTCACACGACATAGTGCAAAGATACTATTTATTTTAAAATACTTATGTTATGGTGAAGGAATTTTCTGCAATATCTGAACTTAAATATATAAGGGAGCAAAAGTCAAGGTTATCAGAGCGTGAGAACGAACTGTCAACCCCCATGCTGGTGGATGTAGAAATAATTCCGCAAATGTATGAATGGTTTGCGGAAATCTTATCAAAAATGGATTTTCCCCCAAACCTGGATTCTGTGATACAGAGAAAGAAGTTCATGTATATAGTTCTTTTCCTTTTTTCTCCTAGTGTACTTGCTGGAGGAAGAATGCCGAACGGAATAAGAATGGCTTTTGAGAAATTGTTTCCCAATGTGAAGCCATGCACTTTGTCAAACAATATATCGGATATCACGTTTCTATATCGACAATACAAGGAATTTCGTATGGATGTAGGGTATGTATACACAGAAATCATGAATCGTTTAAAAGTCAAAGGTCTAATCAAGTAATTATGAATTTGTGATTTCGGCCAGAGGAAACTCTGGCTTTTTTTTATGAAATAACAAACCTTTTGCCAAATGTTCGTTATTGGCTTCTCTTTTATTTACTGTTTTATTTGCAATGGGGTATCTTTGAAATAAATATAAAGCGATTATGGGGCTTACAGTAAAGCAAGAAAGTTTTTGTAATTATTACCTTGAATGCGGCAATGCTTCTGAGGCTTATCGTCGTGCTTACTCATGTAAGAAGATGAAGGATGAGACCATTAACCGGACGGCATTTGATTTGCTCAATAACCGCAAGATTGCCGCAAGATTGAAAGAATTGCGTGCTGAAATGCAGCGACGCTCGGATATAACCAAGGATGAAGTGGTTGGTATATTGGCTGATATAGCAAGAGCCAATATCGTTGACGCCATAGAATCGAGGAACAACGGTGTCTTTACCACGGTGGTAGTAAAAGACGTGACGGCATTGCCGTTAAGCTTACAACGTGCTATACTTTCCATAAAGAGCACAGACAAGGGATATGAGCTGAAAATGTACAACAAGATAGATGCTATTGATAAATTGTCAAAGATGTTTGGATGGGATGCTCCGATAAAGGAGGATGTATCACTAAATAAGAATGATGCCATTACTATCCAAGTGATAGACAAGAGGGAGGACGTGATAGATGTTGATACAGACGACTAAGATATATTCCACGGTGGATAACGCTATAAGGTCTGGGTATAAGGTCGTGTCGGCGCAAGGAAGTTCCAGGTCAAGCAAGACATACAACATATTGATATATCTTTTGGCATACATTATTCAACGCCCTGGAACATCTTTGTCAGTTGTAAGAAAGACGCTTCCGGCACTTAAGGGGTCCGTATTCCGGGATTTCAAGGAAATAATGCAGGACAAGTTTCAGATGTGGGATAACCGGTGCATGAACAAGTCCGAAATGGTGTATACATTGCCTAATGGTTCTTTCTGTGAGTTCTTTTCTACTGATGACGAGCAGAAAATACGCGGTAGAAAGCGTGACATTCTTTACTGTAATGAAGGAAATGAGATTTCTTTCCTGGAGTGGCAACAACTAGTCATGCGTACGACAAGTTTTTCAATAATAGACTACAATCCTTCATTTTCGGATGAACATTGGCTATGCGAGTTGAATAAGGACCCACGAACTTTCCATTTCATATCCACATATAAGGATAACCCCTTTCTGGAGCAGACCATCATCGACGAGATAGAATCCCTCCAGTATAAAAACAAGGTGTTGTGGACGGTTTATGGATTGGGGATGCAGGCCATGGCAGAAGGCCTTGTCTTCCCTGAATTCGAGATTGTGGACGAATTTCCGGCATATGCAAAGCATGTGGCGGTGGGATTGGACTTTGGCTACAGTTCGGACCCAACTGCTATTGTTAAGTGTGGCATTGTGGATGACCGGATGTACTTTGATGAATTATGTTATCAGACCCACATGCTTACAAGCGAGATAATTCGCGCATTGAAATCCATTGGACTGTTTGTGTATGCGGACAGTGCGGACCCAAGACTTATCCAGGAAATCTCAAATGCAGGAATTGTTATATTCCCTGCAGATAAATACAAGGGTTCGGTAATGGGAGGGCTTTTCAAGATGATGGAATATAAGCTGTGTGTAACCAGGAGGTCGGTAAACTTTATAAGGGAGCTTAAGAACTATGTCTATGAGCAAAATAAAGACGGCAAATTTATCAATACCCCGATTGATGCATACAACCATTTGATTGACGCATCACGTTATTGGACGATAGGGAAACTGTTGGGTAAGATATTGGTCGGTAAACAGTATAGTAAAGAAGAATTAGGACTTTATTAAACGGTTGGTATATGAATTTTATAGAAGCCATATTCGGTGTTCTACGGAACAAGGTTTTAAACTCCATGGGAGTTGAGCGTGATTTAATGCAGCTGGTCCACGACAAGGATATAAGCCGCATCCAGTCAATGATGCAGAATCGTGACTTGTGTGTGGAGGAAGCCATAAAGGAATATAATCCTATTACACATGATGTAATGAATCGACCCGATAAAATGCGTAAGGGAAAGGAGCCGTATAAGGTTGAAAAACTGCCTCGTTGCCGACAAAGGTATATCAATGAGGTAGAACTCTTTTTCCTGCTTGGAAATCCTATAAAATGGAAAACTCCTACCGGTGAAGAAGGAAAGGATGAAGCATTTGAAGCATATACCCAATTTCTAAAAGATACCCGTTTCAATACTACCATGCGGCAGGCTAAGCGCATTGCTGGGGCAGAGACAGAGAGTGCTAAAGTATACCATATATATAATGATGGTGGGAAGCCTGCAGTTAAAGTGCTTGTAATATCAAAATCGAAAGGCTATACCTTACGCCCATTGTTTGACCAGTACGAGAACTTAATCGCGTTCGGTTATGGTTATTATATAAAGGAGGGGGGGAAGACCGTGGAACACTTTGATTTACAGACACCGTATTTTATTTTTAGATGTAGGAAGGCTGATATTGGATGGGAGGTGGTTCCCGTGTCTAATCCTACCGGGAAAATAAATGTTATCTATTATCGTCAGGAAAAGGCATGGGCCGGCACTGAGAGGAGATGTTCACGGGAAGAGATGATTGATTCTAAGGCGGCCGATACAAATAACTATTTTGCAGACCCTAAACTAAAAGCTACTGCTGATGTTATCGAGTCATTGCGGGGGGCAGAAACAGTAGGGGAGGTTCTACAATTGACCAATAAGGAAATCAGTGCTGTCGATTATCTGGTTCCTCCAGAATATTCTTCCATGAAAGAAAGCGAGAAGGAGGATTTGAACTCTTCTATCTTGTTTGACTCATTTACTCCCGATTTTTCGTTTGAGAATATGAAGGGGTTGGGTACTCTTTCCGGTGAAGCATTGAAGAGAGCTATGGTTCTCGGATTTATTAAGAGGGACAATCTGAAGGAAACATATGATATTTTGGTGGATAGAGAAAAGAACTTGGTTGTATCTATAATGATGAATGTCACTCATATTCATTTGCGTGAAAAGCTTTCAAAAATGGTTGTTGAACATGAATTCTCAGAACCTTTCAGTGAAGACGTCCAAGAGAAATGGGCCTCTATAGGGAAAGCATATAATGATGGCATCATATCTCTGGAGCAGGCTGTCAATATACTTGCTCTGGCAGACAACCCCCAAGAGGAAATAGAACGGATAAAGAGTAAAAATCAAGAAAAACATCAAGATAAGAAGGGGAATTATCCCCCGAATTCTAATTAAAAACAAACCTTTTATAAAAGGTTTGTTCTGAAGGTCCTGAAAATTTTACCCAATAATTACCAATGTATAATTTTATACAGAATTAAAACAAGTTATGTATGAAAGAGAAAATATTTCAAGCCTTAAAACAAGCTTATTCAAATCTTGGGTTAAGCGATGACATCTTTCAGGGACATTCCGAAGCTCTGGAAGCTACCGGTCTTGTAACTGAGGATAACCTGGCCACAATAGTGGCTGCTCAAAAAGCATTCCTTTCGTCTCTTCAGAGCGGCATTGACAAACGGGTGACAGACGCCGTCAATAAAGCGAGGGAAAAGAAAGAGGAAGCAAAAGCGGATGAAGGGGGCGATAGCAAGCAACCGGATATCCAAAAAATGATTGATGATGCAATTGCGGCAAGGCTTAATCCCCTTCAAGAAAAGCTAAATTCCTATGAGGTGAAGGAGGCGAAAGCGGCAAGGGCCAATTTAATCATGTCAAAAGCCAAGGAACTCAAAATCTCACAAGGAAGAATCGATGAAGGATTTGCCATATCAGAGGATATGGACGAGTCGGCAATTGATTCCTACTTATCCAAGGTGAGACAAAATGAGGTGGCAAAAGGTTTGGAGGATAAAGGTTCGGCGTTCTCCTTATCTACTCCTGAATCCCAAGGTAAAGAGATGGCCAGGGAATGGGCTGAAAGTTTGCCGGACGCTAACTAATAATAATAAGTTATGGCTATTGTATTTGAAAAAGGAACAATTAAGGGAAACTTTCCCGTATTCTGGAGAGGTGAATGTAAAGTCCTTCCAGGGGATTTCAAGCTTAAGCAGACGTTCCCAGAAGGAACTCTGATAAGAAAAGGGACTCCCATTGCTTTGGATTTCTCAAAAATGGAATGTACCGTTTGCAAGGCTGTTAAAATCGTGTCGGGAGGAACTACTTCCTCTCCGAGAGTTGTTAAAGGCAGTCTGGTGCAGGTGGGGGAAGAGCTGACCATTGGAGAAAATAAGCAGGCTATTACGGCGATAGACAGTTCGAATGCTGATTATGATGTGCTGACATTGGCAGCTGCCTTGACTGGTGCGACAAAAGATGCGTTTGCCGTCGTTGCGGGAAGTGAACCGAATGCTGTTGTGGAAACGGATTATGAATATAAAACCAATATGAGTTTTCAGACTGTTTCTGCGGGTTATGATGTGATTATTCTAAAAGATGTTGCCTATCCTATGCCTGATGAATGGTTGCTGGGAGGATGGTGCATGAAGAATAATCCAAGTATTAAATATGTAAGACAATAAAACTATGCCGGGATTATTTTATAGCTCGATTTTTGGCGAACTCACCAAGCAGGTGCAGGTTCGTATTGATGCCGCTTCTGAGCTGCGCAAAAGATTGTTTGACCAGAATATTTATGAAAGATTTCTGGATTGGGACATACCGACTATCGGACTTAACTTTGAGGAGCTGATTGGACAGTATAACTTAAGTGTGGCTGCTGCGACTTTGGACTCAAAAGGTAAGGAGCCTATTATGGGTACGGAAGGACTTGAAACCTTGAAGCAGAAAGTCCTCACACATCAGATGAGTTATTCCATGCCTATTGAGGATTATCGTAAAGTATTGCAGATTCTTGATTCCCGCATGCTTACAGATAATCAGAAGACGCAACAGCTTATCAATTTGATGTGGAACAATGTTACAAAGGTGGTTAACTCTGTTCAGTCAAAGCTTGACATTATCTTCTTAGGCGCGTTGTCTAACAAAGGGGTGTTTACTTTTGATGAAAACAACAACCCGGAGGGGGGCGTTCGTGGTGTGATTGACCATAAAATGCCTGCGGAGAATATTGCCAGTGTAACAAAAGACTGGAATACGGATAATAGCGATACTGTGGATTGTTTTGAAGATATTCAAATGATTTTGGACGCTTCTCAGGATAAGGTTACTTTTGATAGAATACTTATTTCTCAGAATCGATTGTCCTACATTCTTCGGAACAAGAAGATGAAACTGGTCATCTTTGGCCAAGATAAATCTTCCACGCCCTTATTGCTGTCTAATTTGAATGAATTCATGCGTCAGAACGGATTCCCTATCTTTGAGGTTATCAGACGTACTACCCGTATTCAAAATAACGGTAAATTGACGGAATATTCTCCATGGAATGATAAAAACTTGGTGTTTATTCCGGCAGGCAAGCTGGGAGTTATCAAAAATGCGTATGCAGACAATGAATTAAGACAAGAGCCGGGTGTCACTTATTCCAATTACGGAAGAATACGTGTTTCCCAATGGGGTAAGGGTGAAACAGACAATTCCAATGGAGTTGAGTTTACCAAGGCACAGTCTTTGTCTTTACCGATTATCACTGAGATTAATGGCATATATTCATTGACAGTAGAGAAGTAATGACAATTGCAAACTACATAAAGCAGAGGTTTTCCTATATCGGAGTGATATCTGATGCGGGAGCCTCTGACTTTGCGGTTGACTTCGGGTTCGATGCAGGGAAAGAGGCTTCCGATGATGACAAAAGGCTAATTGGCGTTTCCATCAACAATTTTATTGAGGGTAACATTATGCATCCCACATCGGTAGATGAAAATGGCTTTTCTGCATCATGGGGGACTGATGCCATAAAGTCACATATAAAACTGATGCTTCGGAAATATGGCATTGAGCTGAATGGTGATGCTGCCGAACTGGTCGGATTGAGTGTAATTAGGGATATATCAGAAATATGGTAATGTATTTTCACCCGCATATATTACAATTGAAGGTTTTTACTTCTCCAGAAAGGGATGAATACAATCGTCCCATTCCTGGGACCGGGAGTGAAAGCTGGAAGACTGTGGGAAGATGCCGCTGCGATGACAATACCACCAGGGAATTCAAGTCTGAGAATGGTAAAATATACCGCCCGTTATACCATGTGGTTTCCGAGAGGAATCCAATGATAAAAGCTGGTGATTATATCCGTTGTTTGGATGGTGATAAGGTAAGGGGAGAGGGTGAGGTATATATACCTAAAAGTACAAACTTTTTCTCTTATTCAGAATATTGGATATGATAGTAACAAGTGATATATACAAAATACTATTTGAAAGGGTAAAAGACTTTGGAATCAAGGAGATATATGACAGCTGGAATCCTATAAAGTCCGAACTTGAAGAAGAGGCTATTGTCATTGTCATCTCTACCCCAATATCCCCAGACACCTATTGGGAGAGTGCCTTTGCTTATGTAAACATTTGCGTACCTGACTATCTGCATGAGGTCAATACTGTAAGGCTGAATGAGGTCGAGCGGCTTGCTGAATTGTGGATTAGAGACGGAATTGTAGATGAATACGACGGAAGCTGGTACTTTATATCCAAGTCTTCCATTGGTATAGAAAGGGACGAAGGACTGAAGTGTAGTTACGTGAGTGTTAGATTATCATTTGAAGTGTTAAACATTAATTGAAAATTATATGAAACCGTTTATTGGAATCAAGAAAATATGGTATGGCGATGTGATAACTGAGGCTGTTACCAAAACAACTCTTAAAACGTGGCTAGGAACAGCCACAGAAGTGAAGAATTCCCATCAGGATACATGGCAGTATACGGAGGACGACCCTACTTATACTGACTATATCAATGAGCTTACCGGGAAAATCTATTATCGTGATGTGACCCAGAACGGGGCGAAAACAATCACTTTCACTATGGGAGAATTCACCTTTGATGACAAGGTGGACCTGCAGGGAGGTGAAAAGGTTGATACAGACGCTGGTTGGGCAGCATCGGATACTCCCGGAATTGTGAACAAGGCTATTGTAGGACAGACCAAGACCGGTAATTATGTCGTGTTTACCAATGCGGCTGTGATTGCTAAGGGAACTATGGCTGAGAAGAACATCGGTCTAGGCGTTACTGCGGTTGCTATGGAAAATGAGAATGAGGGCGTCAAGAGCGATTATCTGTTTGACGGCGCAAAGGTTGATGCCGCATGAACTACAGTCATGGTAACACCTACCCCTTCTGATGCGACCGTTAAACTGGACGGCGATACGGTAAAGTCCAAACGGGTGAACGTCGGGGAAACCGTAAGCTATGAAGTGTCTAAGACGGGGAATGTTACACAATCGGGAACAATTAATACAAGTGTTTCCGATGCCGGGAAGACAGTCAATAAAAATGTTACACTGGTCTCTTCTGAAACCCTTTAAATCATGGTGGTGGGTATCGGCTCACCACCTTTATTCATTTTAGGTTATGAAAGCTGGGAAGATTGTTAATGAGTCCATTCTTGGGGAGGATTTCAAAACTGTGCTGATAAACGGAAAAGCATATACGATATACCCACCTACAATACATAGAATAGCCGGTGCCGCAAAGTGTTTGTCTGACATTGGCGAAGAGGTAAAGACTATGGGAGAATATATCGCATCCTTAAGCAATATGGAATGCGTGGGTAGGGCATTGTCATGGTTTATAATGGATGATGAAAGCCTTGCGGATGAATTGTGCCATGGGCATGAGGGGGAGCTCCTGAATGCGTTGGGAATAGCCTTTTCTTTGGTCTCTATGGAAAATTTTATCAGGCTGTCGGATTTAGCCAGGAATATTGTAAATCTGACAGCAAAACAGAAGTTATAGGTAATGATTGTCTCCTGGGGCAAATTGCCACGTTCATGGATGTACTTCACTTGTCCTACGATGAAGTAGTGAATAAAATACCATATCGCAATCTTGTGATAATGCAGAAGGATAAGCTACGGGTATGCTACGGTGAGAGGATGCAGGAAGTCACGGATAGCGATATGTTCAAAAACCGGAAATTTGATGACTGATAGAGGCGTGCCAGAACACTGGCACAACCTCCTATTTTTCTATAACCTCTTTCAATCTGTACAGCCTGTCAATCGCCGGATTGTAGAATGGGTCCGGATAGTGCTGGTTGATGTCGCAGATGTTGGCGTGGACGTACATGGACGTATCGATGATGTGTTCCGATTCGCTTAATGTCACTTCCTTGGGAAGCTGGGCCGTCAAAGCCCAATGGACGATAGCTTTCACGCTTTCCTCGTCGTATGAGTATTTACTTTCTTGTGCCATGGTTTGGTGTTTTTGCGGCAAAGGTAATGATTATACCGAATACTTTTCTCCTCAACTCGTGCATAATAAGAAAAAAAACGCTATCTTTGTGAAAAAGAAAAGGTTATGATTCAAATGGGCGTCTATCTAATGATTGGTACTATTATCTACGGCTCTATCATATCTTTGATAGTGGCATGGATGCTACATGCTAAAGAAAAAGATAACAAAAGTAGATACACGGACTAACACTTCTTATTAATGTCGTTCTCTGCTACCATTCGTATGTTATCATTCCTATTTTCCTCTATTTCTTCAGCATTATCTATCATAGAAATAAACATATCTTTATCAGGGTGGTTCGTCCTTTTTAGAATCCGAATATAAATATCTTTTTTACCTTTATAAACAATAGGGCATTTAAATCGCTCTTCCATGTCCTTTTTTATTGTAGCCAAATAATCCATAAGGAATTCTATAGCAAATTTATTCAAATTCTTGTTTTTACTTTTAAGGACCTCTTCCAATGATATCATAGTGTCATCAAAAGCTTGAGCGAATCTGCTCCATAACAGCGATTTACTATTCGCTATGAGAATCATTCCTTTCAAAACGTGAATAGAATCTTTCTGAAAATCCTTTAGGGCAGACTTTACAATGTTGTTCATTTCCCTCTTAATAAACACATAGTTGAAAACTTGCCAACAAATAAGAGCAGTAACAAGTATTGTTAGCACTCCTACAAGAAATGCTGCATAACTAATGTACAAAGAATGATTTGCAGATAAATCATCAATAGATACTTTTGCTAAAAAGAAAGGTATATTCATAATATCAGTTTTAAATGGCGAATCCCCTATAAAGAAGTGTCCCCACCGGCATAGATACCGGAACCCGACTGACTACGGGTTACACTCCTTCATAGAGGATTCATGTTGCTTCTATTGTTTCGGGGACTGCAAATTTAATCAATTCCCGATAAAAACAAAAGCTATGTCCTATTTAAAGGGTTTGGCTCGTCAAACTTCATGGCACACTTACCAGAGGTCCTTGCTCTATTATGTGCGTAAGATATGCTTTTCCCAAGATATATCAAGTGATACACATCATTGCTGTTGGCAGGGACCTTTACTGATACCGCTCCTTTATAAAGTTCTTGGAAAAAGGCTTCCCTTTTTGCCAGATAATCGGATTGTGACGTTCCGGTTATTGTAAATGCTAGGGTCACTTCTCTTGAAGCAACTTTGGCATTGTCTGTCACCACTCTTTTCCCGTGTTCAAGACGGCTTTCGTTTTCTATATATTCTTTCATCGTGCAGGGAGCGCACAATGCTGTTAGAAATCCGTCATCCATTCTTACGCCCCATGTGACATAAGCATCCTTGTTGTTAATTAATAACTTCGCTTCCATAGCCTATAATTTTGATGTATTTTTCTTCACTTCCGCAATATCCTTCTGCATTTGCTGTACGGGTTTCACAATCGCTCCCGTATTCTCTGAAATCTGCACAAGCTCAAGATAAGAGCTGGCTATTATGTCACGCGTCTCACTCGCGATGTCTCTTATATTCGAACTTGTGGAAGATATGGTGTCAATTCTCGTATTAAGAATGCTCAAGGATTGGGATTGTGCTATATTCTGGTTCTTTATCTCCTCACCGGCAATTTGCAAGGCGGTAAAACGTCCGTTAAGTTCCTCTCCGGTGTCTTGGGACATGGACTGGAATCCTTTACTGCTTGCAGACTGATGGGTGGCTTCTCCGGTCCATCCGAATATCTCGGCCAGTTTGTCACGTTCAGCAACTGCAGCATCCACTATTTCCTCGTACTGTTTACGAAGCTCCTCCATATCTTCTTTGGTTATTCCTTCTTTGTCTTTCCCTGCTTCTGCAAAGGAGTCATACCAGTCCTGCAGCTCTTTGGAAAACTTTTCCCCCACCATGTTAGTAAGGATGGCGCGCTGCATATACTCGCTGAAATCCTCAGCAAAGTCTTTGGCAGAGCTGTCCATATCCATAAGGGTATCCACGAAACTGTCAAAAACACTGTCAAAGGTTGTTTGGGTGAGCCGCTCTTTTACCTGGTTCTGTATTTCCTCTATCTTGGCCTCCCCTTCAATGATACTGTCCAGATATTCCCGTACATCATCGTCCATGTCTGCCCAGAATGTTGGAGCATCGGATTTGAGTTTCTCCAATTGCTCAACGGTAAGGTCAAACAGTCCGGTCATTCTTCCGGTCCCGATAAACTCTTTGGCGGCATTGACTGACATGTCGAGTGCGTTGGCGATGTCCTGCCAGTCGCTTGAAGAGGTGTTCTTTGCCATTCGCTTACCAATGGAATGGGAACCGACAGACGCACCGGAATTGAGCCGTTCCTTTCCTAGTGTTCTGTATGCCTCTATCTGTTTTTCTACGAGGTCAATGGCTTCCTGCCCCACCTTGTCGGCTTCAACGCCGTAGGACATATCAATATATTCCCTTTTCTTGTCTATCAGTTCATCCCATATCTCATTTAGCTTGTTGTATTCCTCGACCATCTCGTTGTAACGGGAATAATCAGCACCACCGAGACCGAATGCGCCAAAAGTGAGAGTATCAAATATCCCTCCAACAGCCCCAGCTACATTACCGACAATGTTCCCTACAAAACCAGCCAACCCTTGCTTTTGTATTCCTTCAAGTATTGAAAATATGGCACCGACAATGCCGCCAATTTTGCTTCCAGCCTCAGTAAATGCATCAACCACACTCGCGGCTGCATTTCCGAATGAGGAAAGGCTCATTTCTGCATTGCTTCCCAACTGGGCTATCGCATCACCGACCATTATCAAGTTGTCTATTGTCTTCTTGCTTGACCGGGTTACATCGGTTTCCGCATTCTGTTTCCGCTGCTGTGCTTTATTTACTTTCCTTTGGGCTTCCTCTTTTTCCGCTTCCGTGCCTTCATTGTTTGCTCTGACAAGTTCCTCTTCTGCCTTTTTCAGTTCCTCCGTAGCATTCGCCAACTCTTTCAGAGATTCAGTCATTCCTCCAAAGATTCCTCCTTTGTCTACCATTGCGCTATTGATGGAGTTTATAGCTCCCTCTATAACTTGTATCTGTTCAGGAGTAGCGTCCTTGAAATCATCGGAGTCCTTAAATTCTTGAAGTTGTGCCTTTATTTTGGTAAGCTGTTCTTTTGTTATCTTGCTCAAATCCCCAAATACCATCTCCCAGTTTATTTCTTCCTTCAGTTTACTCATATTCAAGGACGATATGGCTTCTTCCCATTGTTTTTGAAGGGTATTTTTTGTACCCAAATCTGTTTCCTTATTTATGGCATCCTCATATTTCTTGTCAATGGCTGCTTTCTTTTGGGAGAATGTTCCGTATTCAATAAGATATTCATTCATGGCATTCTCACGTTTCTGCCATTCGTCAACACCTTGTCCGATTTGTGTGTTCTTGATAATCTTGTCCCATGCCGATGTAATGTCTTTCACATTAACGGTGGAGGCGTCAAACGTTTGCCTCACATATCCCTTTGTCTGTTTGGCTTTCAATTCCTCCTGGGCATCGAATATCTCCTTCTGACCTTGTATATAGGCACGTATATAGTCCTCCTTCTGGCGCTCTAAGGCTTGTATCTCCTTCTTGTTGTTCAGTTCACGTTGCGCCTGCTCCTTCTCGTAGCCATCCTGCAAGCTGTCAATGCGCGACTGTTCCAATTGGTTATCCAAGTCCTGCTGCTGGCGTTGGCGCTCAATGGCGTACTTCGTTTCCAGAGAAAGAATTTTTTCATTCTTGTTAATAATTTCATTGTATTTATTAGTCGTCGAATATGCAGCTAACATTTGGTCTAATTTTGCTATTTCTTGTTTTAGCAAGTCCCCCTTTTCCCCTTTAGCTTCTGTATAAGATAAAGCCTTAAGCTCTTTCTCTAATATTTCTCTTTGCGTTCTTAAATATTCCTCATTATAGACAATAGCTTTGTCTGCCTCTTTTTTATTAAATAGAGGATTATAAGTTTGTTGGATTTTATCTATTTCCTTATTTGCATCATATACACTTTTTATATAGTTTTCCAACTCAGAATAAAAACCTTTGGGCATCTTCCCAAATTGTTTTTGTATATTCTCCGATATTGAATTAAAAGTCTTTTGCCAAGACATTCCAGCTTCTCTGAATTCCTCAGTCCATTCAGTAACTACGTTTAAAACCTTTGGAGCATTATTTATTCCAACTCCTTTATTCGCAAGATTACTTATCTGAGTGAGCGCTTCTGCTTGCTCCTTTATGGATTTATCCAACACTTTATCTATTGCACTTGATTTGGCTTTTAATACAGCATTTTCAAGAAGAGCTTTATTTACTAAATTATATGCAGACTCTAATTCCATAAGGGAAGACTTCTCTGTCAATAAATGAGGTATATATTTACCATATTCTTCATTTATTTTTTTGATAGCATCTAATCTGCCCTTAGTCCCTTCTTTTGTCTTTTCTATTTCTTCAAACAGTAAACGAGATTCTGTAATAGCTCTTCTGGAAATTGTATTAAAATCCTTTAGGCTTTCATTAAGTCTTTTCTGTTCTTCTGTTGCTCCAAATAGCCCTCCTATATAGTCGAATATCTCCTTTCCATAAGCGGTAAGTAAAGTGATACCGAGTACCAGGGCGGTATTCCATGAGAATATGCCTGCAGCCAACTGTTTCCATACGGGAGCCACCTTCTGTATATCCTTATTCCCCTTACTAAGTTCTGCCAGATACGCTGCATATTCTTTTCGCGCTTTCTGGACTTCATCAAAGAAAATAGGCAAGTTGTTACTTATTGCAAGGAAGAACATGTTTATTCCCATTGTAGCGGACGGAAGTTCTCTTGCAATCTGTTGTATTGACATGCCCAGACCGTTAAATGCGGAAGAATAGTTACCTACATTCCTTTGAAAGCGTCCCGTGGCTTGTTCTGCAGCATTAAGCTCTGTTTGAACTGCCTTTATTTGCGTAAGAAGGTCTTTCCCGACTCCACCATTGCGATTGGCTCTACCGATATTGTCATACGTGATAATAAGTTGATTCAGCTGCTTGCGAAGGGAAGTTATGCTGCCTTCTTCAGATTCGCTTTGTATAATCTGCTCTTTCTGTGCTTTTATGGTTCTCCGGATAGCTTCTTCCTCTTTCTTTCGCACAGCCACTTGATATTCTACTTGTCGTAGGATACCATACCCCTTTTCCCCAGTCTTTTCCTCGTCAGTAAGCCCTTTGAAATTGTTTTTTAGCTTTTTTATTTCAGCATCGGCTTCTTTTACAGCTTTTGTATTGGCGACAATCCATTGATTGGTAGACTGCAATCCCTTGGTTTCCTCATGTACCTTTTTGATGGTTTCTTCGGAGCCTATCACATCGTCATACGCTTTTTTAAGCTGAGAATACTTGCTTTGGTATTCTCTAAGGCTTTTCATAGCCTTTTGGAGTTGGGCTTCGAGTTTCTTGACAGCCTTGTCGCTGTTAGGGACACCTGCCACCTCTATAAGAGATTTTTTTAATCTGTCAATCTCTTCTCTTAGAGCTACAATATTTTCAATCGTATTCTCAAGATTTGCTTCAACTTTTAATCCAGCCATATTATTTCTTTTTTAAAATGTTTCCTAATTCTTTCTTTAAGTTTATTTCGCCACTATCCACCACATCATACCCTTTGCTCTGAACAAAACTGGCATATTCCATTCCATCAGCAAGTACAATACCATCTTTGGGATGTTTCCCGTAAATAAGGAGATTTTCAGTCTTCTCTTTAGCTTTTCCATGTGAGCCATCTGCAGGTACATACAAATCTATAATGGTGCCATCGCGATAAACAGCAGAGCCGGGAGCATTTCTAAGGTTCCAAGTGTGATTCTGGTATGTTTTCCTGCTACTGATATTCCTTGTTTTCTGAAGGTCTACAGACTTGTGAGAAGCGTCAATCAATGCTTTGTTAAGCTCTTGATTTACTTCTTCCACAAACTCGTCCAGCCCGGATATATCTCCTTTTATTTTCATATCAAATAATTGTTGCTAATACAAAGCGCACCCCAACCTAATGAGGTGCGCATTATTTGCTTAGGCTATTTGTCTCAACTGCAACAAGACAAGCAATTCCAAAAACTTCTCTTCATAGTAAAGCGGTTGAGTGCTTTTAGGATTGTTGGGATTTATTTGGTTTTCGCCAAAATTCAACCCGTCACCTATTATTGACTTGAATTTCTTCACACCGCCCTTACTTGATGGACGGGTAAGCTCTACCATATAGCCTTTCTCTATCATCTTCTGATTGAAAAACTGTGCACTAATTGCACACTTATTTTCTTTCAGCAGTTCACCAGCCGATTTAAGCACACCTTTAGAGGGTGTATAATCGGGAACTGGAAGTTCTAACGGTTCAGCAACTTGTTTGAGCATTAAAAGGGTTGAAGAATCGTTCAAGTTCAAAAGTCTTTTAACACCTTTCACCCACTCAAGAGAAGCACGAACTTTAGCAGTAAGACCGACTTTTACCTTTCCTGTCGATATTTGTTTGGCTGTTTTGTGAAAGACTTTGCGATACACTTCAAAAACTGAACGTATCTTTTTTACGATAAAGTATTCAAGACATGAGACTGTTAAGTAATAATCAAACTTGTTACTACCCACTTCGGTTTTTACCGAAGTGCAAATAAAATCTTCATTTTCAATAAAGTCTTTCTTCAAAGCATCTACGGCATAATCTCTTCGATTATATACCAACATCCAAACCTCATCCAGATTTACCGGGAATTCCTCACTTGCTGATTGTAACTTTAAAATAGCGTTGAAATACATCTTTATTTCTTCGCTTGAACTTGATTTTGTTAATTGCGTCATAATCCTTATATTTGCAATTGTTCTACGTTATCCCCGTCAGCGGCTCAGTCACTTCCGCTTTCGGGGATTTTAATTTGACTGAATTTGTAGCAGGTGGGGAATCGAACCCCGTTACGCCATTACTCGCTCCTGCTGTCCCATACCATCCGCTGATAGTATAAAAAAGGAGTATTGAATTTGAATGCTTAATATAGCTGCCAACATTCAATCCAAGACTCCCCAATATCTTCACTCCATTACCGGCAGCTATAGGTAAATGACAATTTCGTTTCTTTCTAGCGAAGTTACATATATGCAAATTTTCGACCTAAAAAATGGATTAGCAATAACGAACCTTTTGGGAAAGGTTTGTTATTGCCTAAAATGAATGCGACCTACCCATAATGGGCAAGCCGCATTTTGTCGTGTGAAGGGAACCCGGCAACCGTATTGCTGCCGGGGCGTCATACATGAGCGTTGGTCGAAACCTCAACGCACTCTCATGCTTCTTTACGTGGCAATCTTTTCACATAATTTCTTGTACACCCGTGTTCTTTCAAATCGGTTCAACACTTTGGCGTTTTTCGCTCCGAACACTATATCTCCGTTTGCATGGTGATATATGGTAATGCTTCCTCCCACGGTCTTGTGGGTATATACCTTCATGGAAGGGGTTTTTATCATCAGTTTCATAAATTTGCGTATTAGGTGTTTTAATCGTTGTAGAAGAATCTTTCTCCCGGCTTTCTGAACAGTCTATATCCTAAGTATAGGCTGACGAATATTATTATTAGTTCTATCATAATTTTGGGTATAGTTGTGGCTGTCCGAGTGTTACTCGGATAGACAAATTGCTGATAATATTATACTTAGGCTGCTACTCGGGAACTGTATAGTTCAATTATGAACTTCTTTCCTGCCTCCGTCCAGTACATGTGCTGTTTGGTCTTGATATTCCCAAGACTATCAGTGTATGCATGAGGTTTGTGCACAGTAAAGCCTTTGTCCCTATACTTGGAATAGAGATAGTACACTCCGCTTTCCTTGTACTGTATTCCCCATTGGCAAAGGAATTTGTTTAGCTTGATATCGGATATTCCTAAACATGCCGCTATCATGTTGATAGTAAGATAGCCTTTGGAGGAAAGAACTTTGTCGCAGTATTCGACTTTTGGTGCGGATTGGCGTAGCTGTTCTTCTTGCAAGGCGTTCTGTTGTTCAAGACGCTTGTTCTCGGCTTGCAGGTTCTCTACTCGTTTCTGCAAAATCTGTTGGGAGCGCATAAGGATATAATCATCATCCTTTAGCAATGCTTCCCGTCTGTTGAACTCATTGATGAACCTTTCTTTGAACTCTCCGGCTTTTGAGCCTGTGTAGCCCATGACAAGGAAACTGAAACCGTCTTTGGTCATTTCATAGTAGTGGTAAACTTGACCGTTCTGTGGGTGAGTATAGGGGGTATAGCCAAAATTGGCGACCCTAAAAGATTCTGAACATGAGAGGTTTTCAATATCTCTCATTACCTTACTATGTTCTTTACCGAACACTTCCGCAACGAGTAATGAAGTAGTAACATCGTTGCCGTTACTGTTTTGAAATACTAATTCTGCCATAATCTGTGAACACTTTAAGATTATAAGAAATTATATGTGGCAACTTTATCAAAAAGAAAGCGGTTGCACTTTACGCTGTTCACAGATGGCGCATTCACTACGAGAGCAAATACTATAATCTTACGTAAAGGCAACCGCCTATATCTGAAATAAGGGCATAAAAAAAGCCCATAAATGAAATGAGCAACTTAACCGCTTGCTAACGTAACGAATGCAATCGTCATCTGTGAACGACGCAAAGATAAATTTTTTCTTTGAATTATACAAGAAAAACAATTTTTTTTGCATGTGAATAAAATATATGTGCTGATTTACTTGTTTTTTCTATTTTGGGTATTTTAATTTGTAGTAATATTAACTATAAAAACACATTGCTATGTTTTACTTACTTATGGCAGCTTTGTTGATAGGGGTTATTGCGTCTTTAAAGTTAAGAGGGACATCACACTCTACTGAAACAGTAGGATGCTATAAAATAATGTCTTTTAAAGATGGAAAGACCATATTTGAATCATGCTCAAAATCTAAAAAAGGAAAGGTTTTCATTCCTTCTAAAATTACTACCATTGGCTTTGGGGCTTTTTCGGGATGCAATATGATTGAAGAAGTTGAATTGAATATAGAATGTGAGGTGATTGGGAGAAATGCATTTGAGCATTGTGTAAGCTTGAAAAGCGTAATAGGAAAATCTTCTTTAGAAGCTATCAGAGAAACAGCATTTAAAGGATGTAAGATGCTTGAAAAGATATATCTTGGAGAAAAGATAAAGACTATAGAGGCGTATGCGTTTCTTGATTGTAATAATTTGAAAGAAATACATTTAAGAACCACTTTTGTTCCAGAAGTATACGAAAGCTCATTTTCGGATGTGGATAAAAAACAATGTGTACTGTATGTTATGCCTGGCACAAAAGAAATGTTTGAAAAATCTCCAATATGGGGGATGTTTAAGATAGTGGAGGAATAAATGTAATATCGGTTATTTTAGAATGTATCGTCACTAAAATAGATATGATGTTGTATCTTGTTTAATATTAAAAAACACACGATTATGGATATTTCTAATTTAGTCTCTAATGTAAACTTAGAGAGTCTTGTGAAAATTGACGAAGAGAGATTTGCTATTTGTAATATAAAAATAGATGACATTTCATTTGTTTTAGAAGAAGACAATATAATCCTTTTTTACAAAATAAGCACTATATCTGATGTAAAACTGAAAAATAATATTGTTGTTAATTTTGTATTCTATTCGAAAGAAAATAAGATAATGGATATATTAGATAGCCGTTTATACCAAAATGATTTTTATAAATATGAAATAATAAAAGAAACTATTTATTTTAATAATAAGCATGCTTTAAAGTCTTTCTGTTCCAATATTTCATCAATAAAAATATACGTAAAAAACGATTGACATGGCATTATTTGATTTTCTAAAGCATAAGGAGTTTGCTGAAATATATTCATTAAAGAACAAAATAGCTCTCCTTGAAAAAGACTTGGATATATCTCATGAAAGAGAAGACAAGTTAATCTCTGAAATTTCGATTTTAAGAGATGAGAGAGATAAATTATTAAAATATAAGGATATATCCGATGTGTATGATGAAAAAAAACGTATTCTTAGAGAGATAGAAGAGGCTAAAGAAGATTTTCAAAAGGAAGAAAGAGAAAACAAATGTAATATTGAAAATCTAAAAAAGGATATTAACGAATTGTTGAAGGAGATAGAAGATAAAAAGAAGCAAGTTATTGAACTTGATAACACTATACTTCTTCAGGATTATGGTATGTATTCTCCTATGTATGATTTTGCTGATTCTGAAATGTATAAGGATAGATTAGATGCTGTTAGAACAGAACAAAAAAATATGATACTTTGGAAAACGGCGGCCACATGCTCTACTAATTGGACTATAAATGGGAGTGAGGCACAAGGGCGTGTTATGACTAATCAAAATATAAAGCAAATTCTAAGGTGTTTTAATGATGAATGCGATATGTTGATAAGTAAGGTGAAGTTCAATAATATAACAGCATTTATTGAGAAAATACGCAAATCTTATGACATTTTAAATAAAATGAATTCCAAGAATGCAGTATCTATTTCATACGAATACTTGGAATTAAAAGTACAAGAATTACAGTTAGCCTATGAGTATGCTCAAAAAAAGCAAAAAGAAAAGGAGGAGCAAAGGCGCATAAGAGAACAAATGCGTGAAGAAGCTCGTTTGCAAAAAGAAATAGAAGAGGCACGTAAAGATATTGAAAAAGAACAAAAACATTATACAAATGCTCTTTTAAAACTCAATAAACAATTAGGAGAATGTGATGACGTTGAAAAAGAAATTTTGCTTGAGAAGAAATCGGAAATAGAACAGCATTTATCAGATTTAGACATTGCTATTAAAGATATTGATTACCGAGAAGCTAATAAAAGAGCTGGCTATGTATATATAATATCAAATATCGGTTCTTTTGGGGAGAACATATATAAAATAGGAATGACACGTCGTCTTGACCCAATGGAGCGCGTTGATGAATTAGGGGATGCTTCCGTTCCATTCAAATTTGATGTTCATGCAATGATATTTTCTGACGATGCGCCTACTTTAGAAACCGCCTTGCATCATGCTTTTGATAATAAAAAAGTTAATATGATAAATGGACGAAGAGAATTTTTCAATGTTACTCTTGAAGAAATAGAGGAAGTTGTAAAAGCGAACTATGATAAAACTGTTGAGTTTATTAAAATTCCACAAGCTGAACAATATAGAGAATCGCAGAAAATTATTGAACAGTTAAATCTCGCTCAATAAGTTTTTGCCCCGTTCCAATTAAGGTTCGGGGCTTTTTTTATACAAAGAAAAATCGGAAAATAGTTTGTTTGTGTCGTACATTGCATTATCTTTGTGATACAATATAATACATTGATAATATGGAAGCAGTAGTAAGAAAACAAACCTCGTTCCGTCTGCGTGAGGACTTGTTACAAGTCTTGCAGGAACATGCAAGGAAGGCGAACAGAAGCCTGAACAACTTCGTGGAAAGCACTCTGATGGACGCGGTCTATTCAGAGCCGAATGGAGAAACGGTTGCGGCTATAAAAGAAGCACGCGAGGCAAAGAATAAGGAAACATTTGATAGTGTGGAAAGCTTGATGGAGGAATTGATGAAGTGAAAAAGAAACTGCACCCGACGAGCCAATTCAAAAGGGACTTTAAGCGTATTCGGAAATTTCCCCAAAAGGTGGTGGCTTTTGAAAGAATAGCCAATCTGCTTATCAATGACCTACCAATCCCCAAAGAACATAAGCCTCATTTGTTGAAGGGACAGTATAAAGGTTGTATGGAGTGTCATATTGAGGATGATTTTCTTCTTATATGGATTGATGGGGAAATAATAGACTTGCTTAGAATCGGAAGTCATTCCGAATTGTTCTGAACAGAGCTATGTTAAGAGATGATTTTATGTACTATTAACAAGTAAACAGGATGGATATAGGGAATCTCTTCAAAATTGATTATTGGTGGAAGTTAGTTCTGCTTGGCGGCATCTTATTGTCTGCTTCTTCTATGATGTTTGATATACAGTTTATAGAAAGAAGATATGTGTTAGGATTAGGATTGGGAATGTTTCTTATTGGTTTGGGGTTTTGGATGGCTAAAAAGGTTATGCATCAAAAAGATTTTGGAGGGTATTATTATTGGGAAATATTTGAGCATAATTGGGTTACAAAACTAATTATCGGAAGTGGAATTGTCATATCTATATACTTCCTTATAAGAATACTTATAATATTAATGATATAATTATAAGTAAGTTTTCTTCTAAGATTTTAGCCCCAATTTGGGGCATTTTTGTACACTAAAAAAGGCAGTGAACACTAAATTCCACTGCCTTCATATTGCCTCCGAAGAGGGCTTGCGTAAACAAATGCCAAATTTAAAGTTGCACCGCCAACATTTCTCTCCCTGCCCTATGTATGGCTTCCTCTATTCGTGATTTCTGTGATTCGGAAGCAAAGGCTATGCGTTGTTTGTACTGGCGCATCAAAGACGGATTGATACCTGCATACTTCGCGAAAGTAGATACGCTTATAAACTTGAAATTATCAAAGAATGAAGCTATATCATACTTGTAATCAAACTCTATATCCTTCAATGCTTCTGGCACCTCATTGCCTTGCTCTTTAAGCATGGCGACATAATCATCAATACATTCATGTAATGAACGTTTCGCTTCATCAACGCTTTTGCCTTGACCGTTCAAACTGAAACCGTCAAATTCGGGGACATAAACACTGATTGTCTTGTCATCCCACATTTCAACAATGGCAGTAACTTTCATATTTCTTGTTATTTAGAGTTTAGGGTAAACAAATGTGCGGGTCATTTAAGACCCGCATCTTTCATCATGCTGTTCAGAGTGCCGCCTTTTATTTCTTGAGAGCCATGCCTGCCCACACGGAAATACTTCCCGGTTTTAGGGCTGTACCACACATCGTGTTCTTTGCCGTGGCTCACAAAATAGCAGCCTATCTTTGCAGCCTTCTTCAAGAACTCTGTTGTTTTCATGAATCAAAGAGCATTTGTTTACGGTGCAAATATAACATATTTGTTATAAATATGCAAGGATTGGTGCCCCAAAAAATTATTATTCTTGTATTGGAATAGGTATTTTATGTGCTTAAAACAAGAAATAACGAACCTTTTATAAAAGGTTCGTTCTGGAAGTCCTGAAAATTAGGGCTTCTTTTTTTTATCTCCGAAATTTGTGTTCATGGATATAAAGGACGTAAAAGGAGACATAATATATTCAACCTCTGTCAACGGGGGAAGCAAGCGGAAATATACGCTGATGGGCGAAGACTATATGACACTCGTTTTCAGCGTCAATTCTCCCATCACCTTCCATCTGGGTGATTATGTGGAGGATTCACGTTTCGGTCTGTTCGAACTTGTAAGCCTCTACAATCCTATTTACAACACTGCTACTGGCGCATATGACTATGAGCTTCGACTTGACGCATATTACTGGAAATGGAAGAACAAGGTATTCAAGTTTACCCCGGAAGTAGGGGGGCAGGAGGCATCATGGAACTTGACCGCCACTCTTGATGTACATATGGGCATTTTCCTGCGTAATCTTGCCGCTTTGGGATATACATACAAGGGAGAGGCTTTTGAGTTCTCCATAGCCCCTACAGTAGAGAAATCCGCGAAGCTTGTAAGTTACGACAACACTAATATGATAGACGCCCTTTCTGCTATGGCAGAAACCTGGGATTGCGAATGGTGGGTAACTGACAAGACCATCAACTTCGGAAGATGTGAATACGGCACTCCGGTTGACTTTGAGATAGGGGACAATGTGGTGGAGATGACAAGCTCTGAGAGCAAGAGTACATACGCTACCCGTATCTATGCTTTCGGCTCTACCCGTAACATTCCGTCAAACTATCGTCCAGTGGATGAAAGCATCGTGGTTAATGGAGTTGTACAAAAGCGTCTCATGCTTCCCGAAGGAACTCCATACATAGACGCATATCCTGACATGTCCACAGAGGAAGCTGTAGAGCAGGTGGTTGTGTTTGACGATATATATCCTCGTACTGACGGTCATATATCAAAGGTCATCACCTATACAGACACAGTGAATAATGAGGATGGAACTCAGACCACCGAAACTTTCTACCAATTTACCGATACCGGAATAACATTTTCAAAGGACTACATTCTTGAGGGTGAGGAATTGCATATAATCTTCCAGTCCGGCTCTTTGAACGGTATGGATTTCGGTGTGACTTTTAATCCGATGGGAGACCCGGAAAAGAATGAGGACGGTTCATGGAATCCGAAAGCCCAGCTTTGGGAGATTGTCGCTAATGAGGATTATGGTCGCAAATTACCTGATGATGTCTTAAAACCCAAAGAGGGGGATACTTATATATTATATGGGTGGGACAGCTCCAAAATTGCGGATTTGGGGCTTGTGTCGGCCGCGGAACAAGAGCTTAAGGAGAAGGCTGAAGAGTACGTCGCCAAGTCCAGGATAGACCCCAATACATATTCCTGCACAATGATGTCGGACTATATGTATGGGCTGGATGAGGGAGGCAATCAGAACCCGGATTATGCAAAGCATTTTGATGTAGGAGATAAGGTTAATCTAGTCAATTCCGCATTCTTTGAAAGCGGAAACCGTCAGTCCAGAATCATTGGATACGAATGTAATCTTGATAAGCCGTATGACAGCCCGGTATATACGGTAGGCGAAACGGCGTCCTACTCTCGGATAGGGGAGCTGGAAGAGCAAATAGAGAATATTACCTTGAAGGGACAGACATACACCGGTGGAGGTGGAAGTGGCATATATGTTATCGGAACGAATGACACTACATCCCCTACAAACAGAAATGTGTATTCGGCTTTGCGTGTTCTGCAATCATTCCTCAGCAAGACCACCAACGACCGCACCCCCTTCAAGCTGGAAGTCGGCGACAAGCTGACCGCGGAGAAGGGAATTCAGATAAGCAAGAACTTCGTTTCCGGCATTATCGGAGGAAGCGGCGGCTACATCTATCTGGACGAGAACGGCAAGGTTGTCATCGAGACGGACAAGGCTGTATTCCGTGAGGAGCTTATTGTACCTCAGATTACCTTCAACTGCATAGACGTTATATCGGGAGACAAAGCCAATACGTTCGCCTACGGAACGATAAAGACTGTGGATACAGAGAACCGCATCGCCACCCTTGACCTTCTGGAAGGCCAATACGGTACGCTTCATGTGAGCGACATATGCCGTGGCGTATTCCATAACATAGGTGGGGGGAACACCGAAAAGGATACGATTGGTGCAAACGGGTTCATCGAATATTCCGGATACGCAACGTCCTATTTCACCCCGACGAGAATATTGGAGAACGAAGTGGGAAACATGAAGTTCGAGTATGAGCTTCAGGTTGGTACGTCCGTTCATCCGATGCCGGGCATGAACTTCTTCGCATACGGCAATTTCGAAGACAAGGACCGCCAGGCTATCACCTACGAAAACCGTTACTATACACGCCGTCTGGCTCACGTCAACACTTGGGTGATAGACCCCGAGGTTAACGTCATGATGCAGACCGGTGACCTTAGTGGCCTTTCCATAGGGGGCATGGACTTCTCCGGTTATTCGTTCTACGGCAAGAATGTGTACATCTCCGGCACGATAGAGCGCCTGAAGCCCAACGGCACCCCAGCCAAGGACTTGAGCTATGAGGGCGTTTGGGAATCCGGCAGAAAGTATGACTATTACGACAGCGTGACCCATGACGGAAGCACATGGGCCTGCATGAACAAGAACGGTTCGTCAGCCGAGCCGGGCACGAACAATGACTGGCAGAAGATTGCCTCCAAGGGTGACCCCGGAGAATCGGCAGTGTTCGCAGACCTCACCAACGAGATGGATAACGTCGCCCTTACCAATGACGGCAAGGTTTATCAGGACACGTCGATAAGCACAGTTGTATGGATGAGCTACGGCAGTAAGAAGATGACCCTCACCGGAATAACATGCACGCTCCCTGCCAACGTCACCGAGACGCATGACGTTTCCACCGGAGAGATAACCTTCAGTGTCAAGCAGGGCGTGGCTCTGGACGGCAGGAACCCGATACCCGTCGCGTTGACAGCCACCTACAACGGAAAAGCCTACACCGGGCAGCTCACGTTCACCATGGCAGGTGTCAAGGGTGGCGCCGATGCCGTTCTGTACCGGCTTGTCCCGAGCGTGTCTGCCGTGATAAAGGATGCCAACGGTAATCTCAATGTAACATCCGTATCGTGTACACGGTTGAAGTCTTCGGTTTCCGGAGGCACGGCCGAGACCGGGACGGGCGAACTTAAATACTCCCTTGACGGTGGAGCCGAAGTCTCAATCGGGAACAATGCCGGAGTACCGGTATCAAGCTTCCAGAAGAGCATCAAGTTCATATTCTACGTGGACGGGAAGGAGGTCGATGTGGAGACGATACCTCTTGTTACGGACGGCAAGGACGGACAGAGCGTGTCTTCGCTCGGCAGATGGCATACCGGGCTTATCGTGCCCAAACTGGGAATCGTCACTATGGGAGGAAGCACCTTCTGCGCGAAGAAGGAGACCGCCAACCCACCGTTATGGACTACCACGACAAATGACGGCAGGCGCATTACCCAGACGCAGGACGGAGGAAGGACTTACGGCTATATTCTGTCCGGTGAATCAAATACGGAGGAATACGACCTGCTTGTCCAGAGCGGAAAGGACGGAAGCGACGGTACCGATTACGAAAGAGTGTTTATCCATACCACGGAGGAAAACCGCCCCTCCACCCCAGCGACCTCACAGACGGACGATTATATCCCTTCCGGCTGGCATGATGATCCTATTGGCGTTTCCGAATCCCTGCCTTTTGAATGGATAAGCGAGAGGAAGAAGAGAAACGGCATATGGAGTAATTTCAGCACACCTGCCCTCTGGGCTAAATATGGATTTGATGGCATTGATGGCGCAGAAGGTGTGGCTGGTACGAGTATTGTATGGAAAGGTGATTTCTCGTCTGCCCCTTCCTCTCCTCAGAACGGTTGGGCGTACAAGAATACGACCGACAAGAAGTCGTATGTATATCAAGACGGCCAGTGGTATCAAATGACCATTGACGGAATTGACGGAAAGAACGGAAAGGACGGACTGAGCATCGTATGGAAAGGCGACCTGCAGTCTCCACCTTCCAATCCTCAAATCAACTGGGCATATAGGGACACCAATAACGGTCGTGTATACATATGGAACGGGACAGCATGGTCGTTGATGGTCGTTGACGGCTCGGACGGTGCTGACGGTGCAGCCGGTTCGAACGGATTGAGCGTGTTCATAACTTACAATGACAGCACTTCCCAGCCTTCTGTTCCTACGGGAAACGGTACTACCGGAGGCTGGCATACGAATGCTACAAGTGGAGCTATATGGATGTCGCAGAAGGTTGCTTCATCCGCAAGTGATGGGACATGGGGCACGCCAATTAAAATCAAAGGCGATAAGGGCGAGAGCATAACAGCCATGGGCAGATGGTATACCGGGCTTATCGTGCCGAAGCAGGGTGTAGTTACCATGGGCGGCTCATCATACATAGCCAAGAAGGAGACGACCAATCCTCCACTGTGGACTGTTACAACAAGTTCCGGTCAGCGAATCAAGCAGACCCAGGACGGTGGAAAGACATACGGGTACATACTTTCCGGGGAGATGAATTCCGCGGAGTATGACTTGCTGGCTTCAAAGGGAGAAGACGGTATACCGGGTGCTACCGGGAAACCCGGAGCTGATGGCAAGCCTGGGGAAAAAGGAGAGCAGGGTATCCAAGGCTGCATCATCCGGCATTCCGAATGGGCTGTCGGAGTAGTTTATCGTAACGACGAAGCCCTGACAAGCGGCACACGTTATGTGGATATTGCCATGATAAGGAACAATGCCGCAATCGACGGATGGGATGTCTACAAATGCAACACTACCCATACAAGCTCGGAAAGCAACAAGCCGGGAGTGTCATCGTCCACATGGACCAAGTTAAGCGGTGTAGGTCCTATCTACACATCCCTCATCATCGCGAAGAATGGTAGCATTGACTTCTTCCAGGGAAATCAGTTCCTCATTAAGAAGGATGACGGTACGGTAACGGCCGGGCTGTCCGGTTCCATTGCTGGTAGCAAGGTGCGTATCTGGGCTGGAGCACACGAGCCTGACGACGCTCCGTTCCGGGTGCTGGAAAGTGGCAGGATGATAGCTACCGATGTCGATTTGACTGGAACTATCAATGCTATAAGCGGTACGTTCAGAAATGTCTCCTCTCCCAATGGGTCATTCAAGATAAAGGAGAATGGGGATGTGGAATTGGTCGGTAAGATTTCCACTTCGTTGAATGGCACTCGCATTGAACTGGACCCAAGTTCCAACAGCATCAAGATGTATAACCAAGATAATAATGAAGTAGGGAATATATCTTTCATTACCGAATCTATCGGAGGGGTTACTAATTATTACCCTCGATTAATGCTCAGAAGGTATTCTGGAAATAAAGAGGTCGGGAGACTTGATATGTCAGGTACATCCGTGAATGGTTATTCAACGGTTGGAACCGACGCACTAAGCTTTACATTGGGACCTATCGGGTTAGTTTTCTCTGTTAACGGGCAAGTAACTAATTCATATCCAAACAAATAATTGATTATGAAGAAGATTAATTTTGAAAGATTCGAGATTTACACGAATGTGACCATGCAGAACTGCATAACAAGGGACATTCGGGAGGATTTTGCCGATACAATCATGCAGAACCTCAATAGGGCGCGTGGATATGCGCTTATGATGAAGGTGTTCCAAAGCAATGGAGAGACGGAGTTCTCTGACGAGGAAATAGCTCTGATTAAATTCATTGCGGACAATTACGGAAACATCTCCTTGTCAATGTCCATAGACAAAAATATAAAAGATTTGAATGATAATGAAACAAGAAAGGAGGAACAACAATGATTTTGCAGGCAGACGGAGGGCACTACCTTACACAGAGTGAGGATGTGCCCATAGATGAAAGGGTGTTCGGGAGTACCGCGTATATCAGCGACCCTTCGGAGGCTTCTAAATATCGCCAGGTATCTGAAGCCGAAAAGGAACGCATGCTCAATGCCGGAACGATATTGGACCCGTCCGACTTGTCGGATGAGTATCTGGACAAGGTGGACACGTTACATGAGATTATTAAGGAGAACATCAACACCGCAGGCTTGACAGTTGAGCAGAGCCTTAAGCATAAGGAGTATTTCCCCAAGTGGGATGACCTAATTGGCAAGACTAAGCCAATCGGATTCATGTTCTCCTACAAAGACACTTTGTATGAGGTAATTCAAGAGCATGAATTTGCCGAACAGTGGGTACCGGGTATAGGAACAGAATCCCTCTACAAGGTTGCCCAGATTGAAGCCTCCGGCACGAAGGAGGACCCGATAGCGTGGAAGCAGGGAATGGAGCTGTTCAACGGCAAGTATTACACCGACAAGGATGTGCTTTACTTGTGCATCCGTGACAGCGGTATGGGCTTGTCGTTTGACCTTGCCGACCTGGTGTCCGGTGGTTTTGTGGAAGTGGTCGAGGAAGTGGTCGAGGAATCTTCCGAAGGCACTGTTCTATAACAAGGAAACTTGTTCTTTTTTCGGCCTTCCCGATGCCGTTAATTCGGGAATTTATTTAAACAAAAACGAGTTAATTATTTAAATGTTAAATTAGGGTATCATGTTTTTAAAGCGGATGCCCCTTAAATGTATTAAGTATGGCAGAGAAGCAGGATATTAGAGAAGAGCAAATGACTGTAACCAACAGTGTGGATTATCTGCGAGGCTTGAAAGGAAATAACAGCGTGTTGATTAGCGTATTAGATGCTATATCAAATAAGGCAATTGTTAATAAAGGACATGTTAAGACTGACGTCCTTAATATCGTCGGGAATTATGTTGCATATTCAACATCAGATATTGATGGCAGCGGAATAGATGGTTGTCTTATCTCGATAAATCCGACCGGGCTTGAAGGTGCACAGATTAAAGTTGCATATAATATGAGCATAATTAAAGTTAGAGCTGCCTATAATGTCGATGGAGCAGCGAAATGGTCAGATTGGAAGTCAATAACTATTACTTGAGCTAACTATTTATTTCCTCCTTTCGCTTCTTTGCCATACTCTTTGCCCCTTAAATGTAAGATTATGGCAGAGAAGCAAGATATAGCGATGAACCAGTTCCAAGTGGTGACGGATGTAGAATACATCTATGGAGAAACAGCGAATGGCAGCCAGGGGAAGATTAAGAAGAGCGATTTGCTTTCCTCTGTTCTAAGTGGAAATTTAAACTATCCGAATGGAGATATTAATGAATTAAAAAACAATGGGATATATTATGTCGGTAGTAACCCTACTGCTAAAGCTGTAGGGATAACGTTTCTGGGAGTATTTGCCGCACCGCCATCAGTTATGCAAATAGGATATGATAGCAATTATGAAGAAGACTCTGCTGCTATTGCTTTGAAAGTACGATTTGTATTGAGGGGGAATGATGCTTCTTATTCTACCTGGTCTAAATGGAGGTCAATTTCACTTACCTAATTTGGTGGTATAATTTGCCTCTTTCATTTCTTATCCAATCTCTTACCCGTTCCGGCCATATCGGTCAGAACGGGTAATAAATATTATTATCAGATTAGGTAAGAGTTATTGACTTCCATTCGGTCCAATTGTCCCAATTTCCCGTATTATATACTTGTGAACGAGTATATAACTCCCCAGTTCGTGAATTTATTAGAATTTGGGAAGCCATATCTGTTTCCATGTAATGCAACAATAACCCAGTTACTCTTTCTGGCGAATTCAACGCATTAGCAGAATAATATATTCCATTTTCCGAAATAGTATTAAGGTCTTTATCTTCTCTCAGAAGTCCTTTATATGCAAAAACTCTTGCGAATAAATCACTCTTCTTAATCTTCCCCTGGCTGCCATTCGCTGTTTCTACATAGATGTATTCTACATCCGTCACCACTTGGAACTGGTTCATCGCTATATCTTGCTTCTCTGCCATAATCTTACATTTAAGGGGCAAGAACTATGGCGAGAAAAAAACATGAAACAAGTTGGGGCTACAATTAAACAATGATTTTTACTTTAGATATAGCTAATCCTTTTAAGATACAAGGCTACCATATCGTTACTGTTGTTTTTAAGGAAGAAATTGCCATTGGTCATTTTTCGACCGAAAACAATAGATTTAGTCCCATCTGCATAATCACAATAAAGGTTTCTACCAGCATCTGACACAAAACCATTTAAATAAGAACCGCAAGCGAATATAGCAGTTGTTGCATTGTTGGGAGATGCAACTAAATACATTCCGCTTCCCAAGTTACCAAGGTCTTTTTCTTCGCCTGCCGCCAACGTGAAGCTATAGGTATATATTCCCATTGCGTTCATTACTTCTGTCAATGTCGGACTGATGCTATTGCCATTTGCGTCTAGTCCACGCAGCCGTGCCGGAGTACCACCACTCATTGCATTCTCTCTAATATCATCTGCCATAATATTCTCACATTTAAGGGGCAAAGAGTATGGCAAAGAAGCG